AACTACCAATGGAAGGATGGGAAAATTGTTTTCTACGCTGAAGACCCCGAAGCCCAAGCGGTTCAGGGTGTTACTTGCCCAGACCGAATCATCTCCAGCCAAGCAGTGGTCATCCACGGGTGTAAAGACGGATCTCTCCACAAAATGGCGCAAGAGGGGTTTCCAATGCCGTCAGATTCCATGGGATTGGTGCAAGGCGTCAACAATGATACACAAGTGGGGACAGTTTGCGATAAAGCCTCAGAAGTGGCGCGTAAACCGCCCAAAAAAGCCAAGAAAAAGCGGGTAATCTCGGAAGTAGAGCGCGAACGCCGCAGGCAGGCGATGATGGAAATTTTGCAAAGAAAGCGTGAACGAAAGGCCCAATAGGTTGTCTAACGCTTCCTATGCAAGAAGTCATCTTTGAACCATCCGCCGAAACCGCCATACTTTCCTGCCTCTGTCATGCCCCATCAGAGGATCAGCGTGAGATTCTTTTATCCATAAAGGAAGATCATTTCTACCTTCAGGAGAACAAGATCATCTTTCGGGCGGTTATGCGCTGTATCGCCAAGGGCATGCAGGCAGACATTATTAATGTTAAAGGAGAGATCGAAGCTGCCAACGAATACGATATCGTCGGGGGTGAACAAAAGATTACAGAAGTTGCAACTTCATGTGTAGCCCATAACAACTGGAAACGCTACTATCCCAAGCTGGAGGAAGCTCGCTACAGAAGGTCGTTGGAATACTTGGCCAACGACATGGTTCACAAGGCCAGAGACCGCGAGCTAAAGATTGAAGAACTCAAGAACTGGTCAGAGACCACCGTCATGCGGGCTGACTACGAGATGGATGATGGTAGCAAGCTCTCCATTAACAATGCCTTGGATCGCGCTGCCCAGAACATCGAATCCACGATTGCAGGAAAACCCTGCATTGGTATTCGCACTGGTATCACTCCATTGGATGACCTTCTCATGTTTGGCTTGCGCGGCGGCGACATGGTTGTCTTGGCTGCGAGACCAGCGGTTGGCAAGACGGCCAGCGCCCTTCAGATTGCCGAAAACGTGGCACTTAACCAGAAGAAACGGGTCTTGATCTTCTCTTTGGAGATGACCAGCGTTGCTCTCATGGAGCGCATGATCCGCTCGCGGGCGCGTGTGGGTGCTGCTGACATTCTATCTGGTCGGGTGACCCCGCATCAGAAACAATCTCTCGGACGGGCCGTGCAGGAAATCCAAGCATCCGAAATCATTTGCGATGATAGCTCGGCCAAATCTATCGGTTATCTCAAAGCGGTAGCTCGCCGCGCCCACCAGCGCACCCCGCTAGACCTCATCATCATTGACTACCTCCAATTGGTTAAGGGCGATAGCAAGCGCGGAAAAGACAATCGCGTGTGCGAGGTGGAAGAGATTAGCGGCGGCATCAAGGATCTGGCCAAGACCCTCAAGGTTCCCGTTCTGGTACTGGCTCAACTCAACCGCGACCCAGACAAGCGTGGAGGACGCCCCAGCCTCTCAGACCTTAAGGGATCTGGAGCCATTGAACAGGACTCAGACATTGTCATCATGCTTCACAGCGAAGACGCTCAAGATCATGAACAGAATCCCACCATGGAGTTTATTGTCGGCAAGCATCGTGACGGCCCCACAGGTGTGGCCAACATGAGCTTCAACAAAGCGATTACCCGATTTGAGGTGGCGTAGCCTTCCAGCAGAAGGCTGGGAAGTTCAATCCTTCTCCGCCTTGTGCATCAACTGGAAGATGGACGGAGACCGCATTGTAGCATCCACAAATTCCACAGGCTTTAAGCTGCTGGTCATAAGATGTTGTTTTTGCTCCCGCAATATGGGGTAGCATTCCAGCAATTCCCTTGCACCCCCAACAGCCAGAAGTGGCAATTTGGTGCGGACAGGCCGCACAAATCTTAGCCCTGCGTTCCGCCTCCTCTTGATCGACTAGCTGGAACTTGTTGTTTTTGGCAAAGTAATACATTGCCTTGACCCATCGGACAATTTGAGAGAACCCCAAAGTTTGTTTTTCTTGGGTACACGGCACACAGTTTTCGTTTCCAGCCATCCTGTCACAAAGATTGTGTTCTATTTGTGACACAAGATCCACGGGCGGGGTAATGTTTTTGGAGATCAGAAGCTTTTCGCAATTCGCAACCATATCATGCCAATCGCCCCCACGAACGGGCTCGCCCACAATCGGACAATTTACCCACCATCCCTGTGGGGGAACACTTGATTTTCTCTCGTAGCAAAATTTGGGTGCCTCAGTCATTAATAACTAGCTCCGCCTCATAAGTGTTGTTTTCAGGAATCTTCATGGATTCCAGCTTGGTGGCAATGTTGATCTGAATTGCATTCTGTTGGTTGTTGCCCTCAGAAAAGTTGATGGCGGCAGCTTCTGCCAACTGCTTGATGTTCCTCATCATGCCTAGAGCCTCCATGCCGTCTAGATCTTGCGCGGCATCAGCGGCCTTCACTAAAACCTTACCAGTTAAAAACTTGATCGACTTTTTCATGGTCTCTAGAGATGCTGTGATTTCCGACATTACAGAAGGAACACCGTCATCTTCCCAAGGGGCTGGAGATTGCTCGTTGACCAGACGTTCGCGGCACTGAATCCAACGCTGGGTGTCCCGCCATAGGCAGACGGTAGACTCGCTAACTTTTAACTCCTCGGCAATATCCCGCAGGGTGCGTCCCGAACAATACATGGAGAACCCCTTGATACACTCAAGCCTACGTTTTTTATCCATCTCCTCCATTCTGGCGGGAGGAGCAACTAGAGCTACTGGACGTTCCTTATCCCAAGGATAGAGATTTTCTGCTTCGGGATTCTCTTGCCAGATTTTAGCGTATTCATCCCACTTCTCGCTATAGATCATCTTCTCAAGAGTGGGCTTGTGCTTAGTGTCCAAAGCCTTCATTACCTCTGGCAAATCCCTACCAGCGGCGTAGAGTCGAAATGCATTCTGTTTTTTAATGCGGTTTTCTAGCGTATCCCAATCCCGTTCTCCGCTCTTGCGCTTTTTCTCCATTCGGATTAGTTTAGTATAAATTTCATAAATGGCAACAGTTGATCAAGGGATAGAGAAATACGGGAGATTATGGTTACCCAAAGACGGACAGGCAATTACGCCAATCCGAATTGAGATGGACGCCTTCTTGCAGGGGCTTACCCCCGAAGAAGGAGGGCTCGGAAAGGCTCGGCATTATCGCAATGTTGTCTCGGCTATCTGGCCAACCTTCCAATGGCACAGGTGGGCAGAACTCAGCGCACAGGCATTCTGCAACCAAGTCTATGAGGTGGATGAGGCCACAGGAAACCGATTTGTCCGAAGCGTGACGGGACTGGCTGGTGGTACCGACTCTGGTAAATCCTACGGGATGGCGGCATTTGCACTGGTCAACTGGTTCTGCGACCCGATCAATACAATGACCATTGTGGTCTCTACGTCCAAAATTGATGCAAAACAGCGTATCTGGGCGGCTTTGGTTAAGATGTACCGCGAAGCCCGAAACATGGGCTTGGCTTCTGGAAGACTCATTGAGTCCATGGATATTATCAAACTCTCGGATGAAGAGGGCGCTGTTATCGATCCCGAAACAGGGGTAAGCGATGCGTCCTCAATCATGCTCCTAGCGGCTGGCGATGAATACAAAGACGATGCCCAGAAACGCCTTCAGGGTAAGAAAAATCGTCGTATCGTGTTGATTATTGACGAGTTACAAGACTGCTCTGCTTCCGTGATCAATGAGGCAGTCTGGGGATTTAAGGGCGCACAAGAGCTTTATATCGTCGGCGCTGGTAACCCGTCATCCATCTTTGATCCCCATGGGAAGTTCTGTGAACCCATCAAGGGGTGGATGAGTGTGGATGAGCAAACCCCGAACTGGAAGATACGGGTGGCTGGTATCGAGGGTGTATGTATCAGATTTGATTCAGAAAACGACAATCCGAACCAACAGTCTTTCGATGCTGGCAAGGGGTTGCGCTATCCATTTCTACCAAAGCCTAATGATGTGGCTCTTGCCAAAAAGGAACTCGGAGAACTCAATCCGCAGTATTGGAGAAAGTTTAGGGGGTTCTGGCCCCCTGCCGATGCCGATGACTCCACGATTGTCTCT